GCATCGATGTCGCCCGGCAGCGGCATGCGGCCGAGGATGTCGCCGACGGCGCGGAGCGACTTCTTCTCTGGCTCGTACAGGAAGGGCGGCACTTTCTCGACGTGCCGCGCGACCAGTAGGAAGCGCTTGCGCGACTGGGCCAGACCGCCCAGCTCGCCGCAGTCGTGAGTAGTTTCCGCCACGGCGTAGCCGAAGCCGCCGAGCAGGCTGTTGATCTGGTCCAGCAGGTGCCGGCCGCGGCTGGCGAGACGCGGGACGTTCTCGAAGACGATCAGCGGCACCGGGTCATCAGCCCATGCCTCGCCCATCAGCCAGATGCAGCGGAGCGTCAACTCGTTCAGCGCCTGGTACTTCGGGGTCAGGCTCATTTTCTCGGACAGCAGGCCGCTGGCGCCCTTGCAGGGGGAACTGATGAACACGGCATCCGGCCGGCGCCCGCCGGCGGCGCGCCGAATATCTTCCGGGGTCGCCTCCCGCCAGCCTGCCGGCGGCTCCTTGCCGTGGAACCGCACGTACTGGTCGCGGGTGAAGAGGTCCAGCAGGGTGCCCGGGACACCAGCCAGTCGCTCGAAGTCGCGCAGGCCGGCTGGGTCCACGTCGATCCCGCCGAGGCAGACCCATTCGGCTTCGGCGTTGCCGACCCGCGGACGCGCCCGGTTGAAGCCAGCGGCACCGCCGCCCAGGCCGCAGCAGAAGTGGAAGTGGTAGAGGGTGCGCTTAATCATGCAGAGGGTTCCTTCAAAGCGAGAGTTCGGCCTGGCCGCTGCGCGTCCAGACCGGTGCTGAGTTGTGGGCTTCGATGCGATCGGCAATCACTGCTGCGCGTTGGCCAGCAGTCGGCGGGGGATAAATGCCGAACCTGCTGACACTGCCGCCGTTGACTGCAGCATTCGTGCTGTCCGCGCTCGCGAACGGCAGGCGGCCGAAAATCTTCGGGTCGAGCATCCGCAGGCCGTGGAGCCTGCAGGTCGGCCGCCCGTGGGCATCGCAGATGGAGTTCATGGCTGCGCTGATGCGCTTCCACCAGGGCGCCGTGCCGGGCGTAGCCCATTGGCCGGAACTGCCGAGGGCAACCGTCCGCCAGGCGCTGGCCAGGCGCTGTAGGCGCTCCAGGGATTCGTGCAGATGCCAGACCGGGACGCCCGGAAAATGCTCAGGCCACTGCTCGAGCAGCCGGTCGTTGTCGGCTTCGTCTCCGTCAATCACGTCAGGAATCAGCGCCCAGTCGAAGCCTGGGTGTCGACGCCAGTCGTCGACCCACCGGAGATAGCTCTCGACGTCGAGCGTTCCGCCCTTTTTCCAGACCGAGAACGCGCCGTTGTCGAAGCAGAAGCTCTGGCAGACCTCGGCAACGATGGCGACGTCGTCTTGGCGCGGAAACGGGACCAATGCATGCCGCCCAGCGAGGAAACGCGCGGCGTCCTGGCGAGTGCCTCCGATTGGGGTGCCGTGGTAGTGGATCATCACGCCGGCAACCTCACGGTTTCGATCTCGACGCCCTGGTGAACGCCGACGATGCGGTGCTCGCCACCGAGTTGGGCCTGCAGGCGATCCGCGATCTCCTCCTGGAAGCCGTGTTTGATCAGAGCGGTTGCGGTACGGATGTGCTCGACGCGGATCATCGTGGGCGAGTAGATCTCCAGCCTGTAGATGATCTGCTCACCGTCCGCTGGGCACGTGGCGACGAAGGTATGACGGTAGGTGTTCATGCGGCGGATTCCTTATACGAACAGCAGCGGCTGTACCGCGCCGTCGGCGAAGACTTTGTCGAGTGGAGTGGTAGCGATCGGCTCGTCGCCGCCCCAGCCATCCGGCCAGGTGCCGGCGGCGATCAGCTCGCGGATGCGGGCCTCTTCCTCGGCGTTGATCAGGTCGATGTGAGGGCGACCGAGGCGGTCGGCTGCGGCATTGCATTCGGCCTGGATGGCCAGTACGCGCTCCAGGCCCATCAAGCGGGACTCCAGCAGGATCGGTCCCATGCGCTGGGGGTTCGCGGCGATGCTGCCGTCCTTCAGCCGCTCGATGCCGGCCTTGCGCAGGCGGTGCTGGGGCTCGCGAAGCTCCCGCCATAGCTCTTTCAGGCCGCGCAGCGGCGCAAGGTATGCCCAGTGCGGCATGGCCAGCACGGTTTCGAGCGCCTTCTCCTCGCTGGCCAGCGGGCAACCGGTGCAGCCGGTACGAGCGTTGATCTCTTCGGCTTCGTCGCCGCCGTAGGCGTCGGCGATCATCGCGGTTGACCAGTCGCCGAACTCGGCAAGTGGCGCCCAGTGCTTCAGCCACTCCCAGACGTGGCAGACACGCCAGTGCAGGAGCGGGGCCAGGGTGGCGAGCCGGCCCTTTAGGCCTTTTGCCTCGGGCAGGACCTTCTGGTACCAGCCTTGGCCGCACTCGGCGCCGTCCTTACCGCAGGACATCTCGATCCGCTTGTCGCGGATGGCGCTCTCGCCCTGGCGCACGCCGGTGATCATCAGCACGTTGCCGTCGAGCGCGGCCAGGCGTTGCTCGAGGGCGGCCTGCATCGGGTCGATCTTGATCTGACGGGTGCACCAGCGCAGGGTGTTGTTGTTCGGCGGGGGCACTCCGCGGCCCAGGATGTAGACCATGAAGCGCTTGTCGAGCGGTGCGCATACCACCTCGACGTGGATTCCGCGGTCCCGCAACTCGTCCATGATCTGGTGCGCCGCGATGGCCAACGGCGGCAGCTCCTGCCGGGTGTTCGCGTAGAACACGGTCAGCGTCTTCGGCGCCTTGATCTTGCCGGTGTCGATCAGCCAGATCAGCAGCGTTAGCGTGGTGGTGCTGTCCTTGCCACCGGACCAGGCCACAGCCCAGTGCTCATGGTCTGCGCCGTAGGCCTGCATGCTCTGAATGGTCAGCTCGATGCTCTCGGTCATCTGCAGGCGCTGGGCGCCGGCGGCGAAGATGTCGCTTTGGCGCGGGCTGGCCAGATTTGCGGAGGCGGGTTCGGGGGCGGTCTTCGTCAGGGCAGGGAAATTGACGGCCAGCGTTCTGCCCTCCGCGTACCCGCTGGTGCATTTGAGGATCACATAGCCTTGGGCGTGGCTGCTCAGCACGATCCCGCGGCAGCGATGCTTCTCCCGGTAGAGAAAGCTGACCTCATCGTCCGGCGCGAATACTGCCTTCGTGGTCATGCGATGGGCTCCTTGGTGTCGTGAAAGATGTCGAGCTGCGCCAGGCCACTGCGCGCGGCATCGTTGAGCCAGAGGCATTCGATGCGGTCGCGTGCGCCGTCGGCGAGGGCGTTCCGCTCGAGGCGGTGCCAGTGGCGGTAAAGGCGGTCGTAGAGGGGACAGGGGTACCCCGAGAGGACCACCATGCCGCTCAGCCCCTTGAGGAACGCCGCCAGGTCCCGGTGCTGGTCGTCGTCCAGTTCGTGTCGGTACGACTTGCCGGTGGCGTTGTGGCGGACCTTGGTGCTGCGAGTGGAATGGACGTAGGGCGGGTCGACGTAGTGCAGCGTGCTCGGCCGGTCGTGGTGCTCCATCAGCACCAGGGCGTCGCGGTTCTCGATCACCACGCCCTGTAGGCGCTCAGTGATAGCGGCCAACGCATCGGGGTAGTTGCGCCAGTCCAGCGCGGGCGCGGTACCACTCCTCGCCGACGTCGAGCGGAACCCCGTGCGTTCGCCGCTCGCCGCGGCGCTGCCGAAACCCTGGAAACTGCGCACCACCATCCGCCGGGCGCGCTCGAGCGGATCGGACGTTTCCGCGTAGCTGGCTTCGAACTCTTCCCGGGCAAACGGGGTAAGTGCCAGGGCCTGGCGCAGTTCCTCGCCACGGTCCCGCGCGACGCGGAACAGGTTCACCACGTCCCCGTCGAGGTCGTTGTAGACCTCTGCGTAGCTGCGGGCCTTCCGCAGCAGGACAGAAGCCGCGCCGCCGAATGGCTCGATGTAAGTGTGGTGGGGCGCCAGGTGCTGGATGATCCACGGGGCGAGCAGCCACTTGCCGCCGTGGTAGCGGAGAATCGGTCGTTGAGGAGGCATCGTCAGTACTCGGTGAACAGGCACTGGACGCCGCCCTGCCTGACAGGGCGGCCCAGGCATGGTTGAATCGCCCACAGGGCGGCGTCCGGTGCGTGCTGGGAGAGAAAGCGCCCCGGGTGGGGCGCTCGGCGGGTGGCTATCGCTGGCGCAGGGCCTGGACCAGGTACGGATCGACGTCTGGTTGACGCAGCAGCCAGTCCTTGTAGTCGTTCGGGACTTGATTGATCGGCGTGCCTTTGTGCTTGCCGTAGGGCATGACGGTCGGGATGCGCGCCTTCTCGCTCAGCGCATGGACCTCTTCCCAGGTGTCAGTCGCGTGACCGGCGTTCATGGCCACCTCCAGCAGGAAGCGGAGGACGATGGCGCAGTTGCGGACGTCGTCGAGAGCGGCGTGGGCGTTGCGCAGCAGCTCGCGGGCCTGAGCCTCCCGGCCGTTGCGCCGCGCGATCAGGTACATCATGGCGGACTGGGTGTGGCTGTCCTTGTCCGGGAACAGGAAGCGGCTCAGCGCGAGGGTGCAGATTCGCTTGATATCGGGGTTCTCGCCGGCCATGCGCCAGTCGAAGTCGACGTTGTGGCCGATCATCAGGAGCGGGCCGGCGGGCAGGGCGAACTCCTTCGACTCCCGGCAACCGACCAGGTCCTGGCAGATGATGTGATGCACGGCCTGGGCGCCGAGGCTGATCGGCACGCTCGGCTTGAAGCGCTCCTGGTAGTACGGGAGATCCTCCGGCGCGACCGCCGCGAATTGGTAAGGCCGCTCGGGAAGCTCCAGCCATGCCGCCTCGATGATCTGGTCGGTCTGGTGGTCAGTGCCGGTGGTCTCGGTGTCGAAGATGATGGGCTTCATGCGCCCTCCAGTGGTAGAGGCGGACATCCGAGTCCGCCTTGAGGTAGGGTCAGGCTGCAGCCTGGTGCTCGTGGCCGGCGATGTGCCCGGATTCGATCCAGACCGCCTGCAGCCATTCCGGCGTCTTCGCCATCGGCTCCTTGAGCGTGCCGGCGGCGACCACCGAGTCGATCTCGCGGTCGGAGGTCATGGCGCGCATCAGTGCGATGGCCTGGTTGCGGCTCGGCAGGTCCAGTACGTCGAGACGGTCCAGCAGGACCAGGCGCAGGCCGGAGATCGTCGCGATGGCCAAAGCGATGGTCGTGTCGCACCGCCAGCGCTCCGACTCGGACAACAGGCCGTACAGCCGGCCGCCGAACGTGACGTCGATGTCGGCGCTGATCTGCACGGGCGACCAGCCGGCGGTTCCGGATAGGCGCTGCAGCAGCTCGTTCACCGGTCCGATCGCGTCGGCCAGGATTTCCGCCGGGATGCCCGTGGGGGAAAGGGCATCGGCCAGGGCGCTCCAGGCGCAGACCTCGGCGTGGAAGCCGGCGGCCTGCTTGATGACGTCCTGGCGCTGCGCGGCGGCGTTGAACGCTTCCTGCAGCGACTGCACCTTGGCCTGCTGCCGATCACGCGCCTGGCGCAGTTCGTTGATCGCCTGCTCGCCGTTGGCGATCGCTTCGGCGCTGGGCGCCTGGGCGGTTTCGGCTTCCAGGGCGGCGGCCTGCGCGGCGGCGTCCTCGCTCTCCTTCAGGTCCCGCTGGCTGTTGGCGACGGCCCGCTGAGCGCTGGCAAGATACCCGCGGTACTCCTCCAGACGTTTCGCCGCCTCGGGATCGGCAACCTTCGCCGGGGGCTGGTGCGCGATCAACTGGCCGGCCTGCAGGTCCACGGCGCCCTGGCAATGAGGGCAGGTCAGCGGCTGGTGGGCGGGCTCGCCGCTGGCGGCGGCCTCGGCTGCCATCACCTTTTCCGACCATTCGTCCTGATTGGCCTCGTCGGTGGCCAGCTTATTGCGCCGGCGGTCGGCCAGCGCTGCGGTCTCGCGGAGAGCGGTGATGCGGCTGGCGCGGGACTGGGCGTCGGCGTGGGCGCGCTTGCTGGAGCCCAGGGTCTGTTGGGCCTCGTCCAGGTCCTGGGCGGTGGCTTGCAGTTCCGCGCGCGCCGATTCCAGTTCCTCCTCGCTGACGATGACCGGCGGCGCCTCCGGCTCCCACCCGTTCGCCTTCTCGCTGCCGTAGTTCTCGCCGGTGATTGCCTTCCAGGCGCCGCGCGCCTCGCTGGCGTAGTCCTTTGCCTGGCCGACCATGGCGGAGAACCCGGAACGGAGCAGGGGCTTCACCTTCTCGAACAGCGCCAGGTCGATGCCCTTGGCCTTCAGGCGCTTGCCGACCTCGGCCGGGCTGGCGCTGGCGCCGGTCAGGTCGAACAGCACCCGGCGGCGATCTTTGGCGTCCAAGGCGGCGAAGCGGCTGGCGTCGAGCACGAACGGCAGGAACGGCGAGTCGGCGAGCGGGGAGCCTTTGCCGCTGGGCAGCGCGACCCCGCAGGCCAGCACCTCGCCGGATTCGTCCAGCCACTCGACACGGGCCTCGCCCTTCTTGGCGCCCTCGGTGATCAGTTGGCCGATATGCTGCTTCTGCGCAACGCGGCCGGGCTTGCCGGTGAAGGCGTGGCTGATGGCTTCGAGCAGCGAACTCTTGCCGGCGCCGTTGTGGCCGGCCACCAGGAGCACCGGCGCAGAAACATCAAGGGCCGCATGACGCAGCCCTTGGAAGTTGGTGATTTCGAGTTTCGTGATGCGCATGGCTCACTCCAGGGTGATGGGCTCTTCGGCCGAGGCCTTGGTGGCAACGGCGACGCGGTAGGTGTTGAGGTCGGGCGATTCGCCTTCGGTGGCGAGCGTGATCACACCGTCGTCGAGCAGCTTCAGGGCGACAGCCAAGGACTCATCGGTGCTCAGCGCGAAGCGGGACTGCAGCCAGCCGGGGGTGATCTGGTCCTTACGCAGTACCAGGACGGTGATGTCGTCGATGGTGTGGCCGCCGTAGGTTGTGGCGCCGGGCTCGGCGGCGCTGCTCAGCAGGTCCTTTTCCGGTTCCGGCGGCGATTGCAGGATCACCTCGCGCTCGCCGTTGGAGTTCGGTGCCGATACGACCCCGGCCGCCTCCATCGCTTCAACGATGCGCGCGGCACGGTTGTAGCCGATCTTCAGGTGCCTCTGGATGGAACTGATGGTTGCCTGGCGGGTGTCGCGGACATGTGCGACAGCCTCGAGGTACAACTGATCTTCACTGCCATCGCCCAGCAGCCCCTCTGCGACGTTGCCAGCGTGCAGCGGCATTTCGTGCTGGTCGCGGTCGGGACGGACGTCGTCCAACCCCTCGTCGTAATCGCTCGGTGCCATTACCAGCAAGCACAACTTGCCGGCGGCGTCGGTCAATTCGTGCTTGTTCGGCTCTGCGCCGTCTACCTTCGCCGTGATCGTCATGGTCTTGGCTTCGACCTTGATCGCTTTCATATCGACTGGAACGGAGACTGCGCCGCGGGAAGCAATGATGCTGATGGCCACCCTGGTCACTTCGCTCACGCTTTCCGCTATGCGATCGATCACTTCCTGCTGCTCGTCTTCCTTCAGCAGGTGGAAGGGCACACGGACACTGCGCAGTTCGGTGACCACCGTGTTGACCAGGTCGCGCTCCAGCAACTCGTGCGCGATAGTGCTTGGGTAGTAACCGTGTAGTTTGGCGCGGTCGATGATCTCGCGGTGTTCGGCTTTCATCCGGTGGAGCTCCTATTCGTTGGCAATCCGCTCCAACTGCTCGAGTTGGGCGTCGCTGAGGTAGGTGTGGGCGCCGTAGCGCTGGAAGTTGCTGCGGAGGTCGGCCAGGAACTGCTCGTCCCAGTCCGTAGCGGCGTTGAGCTCGGCCGCGCCGAGTAGCGCGGCGAACTCCCCGACCTGGCCGTACCGCTCAAGGACAGTGAGGCTGGGCATGGCCGGTTACTCGAGGTTGAGCTCGTCGGTGCCGGTGTCGCTGGTGTCCGACTGCTGGCTCGGGGCGGGTTCGGTGATTTCGCCCGTCTCGGTGTTTACGCCGTCCGGCGGAGAGGGCTCGTCCCCATCGTCTTCGGCGGCGACAGCCGGCGGCGCCGGTTCTTTGTCTCGGAGATCATCGACATGCACGGTCACGGTTTCACCCTGGATATCGGTGTCACGCGGTTCGATGTAGTCATTGACCTCTTCGACGGTCTGCAGCCCCATCAGCAGTTCAGGCGCGTACAGGCGGCCGAGCAGGCTGGCGGCGCGGTAGCGCAGCATTACCTCCGGCATGGTGAGCCACTTGCTGCCGTTCTTGGTGAGCCAGCCCTCGTCGATCGCCATCTGCATGGAGACGGTCGGGCCGTCGAGGCGCTCGCCGGTTTCCTTCTCGATCACCCAGGCGGTGCAGGAGCGATGGCGGATCTTTGCCTTGCGCTTTTCCTGGGTCCTGTTGCCATTCTTCCAGGTCGTCACCTCGTAGCTGACCTCTTCCTCTTTGCCGGGCTCGCTGAGGTCAAAACGCAGCGGGCTGAAGCGGCCACAACTGTTGATCGAGGCGATGATGAATTGACTGGACCAACTCGGCCGGCCCTCGATCACGTACAGGTTCTGCATCACCATGAGCGGGTCGGCACCCATGCGCTGCGCCATGTTCATCGCCACGATGCAGTTCGGCAGGCCGGCGCCGTTCGGGGTGTAGCCGACCACTTTGCCGCGCTCCTTCACTTCGGCGAAGGCGCGGTACTGCACAGGCACCAGGGTGGACGCGCTGAGCGCCTTTGCGACGCGTTGGATCTGGTCGAAGCCGGCGCCGGTGAGGAGGGACATCGGCGCATCGTTGGTTGACCTCGCAACGGCGCTGGTCTTCAACTGCTCCAGTTGGGTGGGTTCGCTCATGCTGCTGTCTCCTTGTAACCCATGAATTTCCGGTACTCGGCCTCGGTCGCAACGCTCACGACGCGGTGCTCGTCGGGCTTGTCCGGCTTGTTGTACTGCTTGCGCTGGGCCTCGAGGAACTGGCCGCGTTCCCAGACGCGGTGGTGGTTGATGACCTCGCGGCGCTTGCCGGCCGGGTCGGTGAGGCGGACGTACAGGTCTTCGGATTTCATGGCGATCCTCATTCGTGGTAAGGGCAGGTCCGCCAGCGCGGACAGTACTTCGGGCTGCAAAGTGGGCTTTGCGGGTTCGGGGGGAAGAGGCCGGAGCGGAACATGTCGGCGGCGAACTTGATCAGGCCGGGATGCTCGTCGGTGCCGGCCATCACCTGGCGCGCGCCGACGATCTCGCCGACGGCCGCCTCGGGCTTGCCCTTGGTCTTCAGGCCGATGATCTCGGCCGGCGCGGTGATCGCATCGCCGGTGGTGTGCTCGTAGAGCAGTTCGTAGGTGCCGATCTGGGCCTTGTGCCCCTTGGTCTTGGCCACCCCCTGGCTCACCGCGGCGCCGCCGGTCTTCACGTCTGCGATGCCGACGCCGTGGCTATCGCGCTTGATGCGGGCGCGGTCGAGCTGGCCGGTGAGGCGGACGATAATCCCGCCGCCGCAGTCGATCTCCATCGGCTTGGTCGTCAACTCGACGGCGACGAAGTCGTAGTGCGGGCTGATGTCGTTGCAGTACTTCGTGTGCAGCGTCAGTCCGGTGGACTCGGCTTCGCGCGGGCTGATGTCGGAGCCGCGCCAGTCGACCTCGAAATCCGGCTGCTGCAGCGTGTGCACCAGCAGTTCCGAGGCGTCGTAGGCGCTGATCGGCTCGCCGTTCACTCGTGCCGCGTCGAACGCGGCGGTGCTTGCGTGGATCGCGGTACCGAGCAGCGCCCGGGGGGATGATGCGCTGCGCATCTTCAGGAGGTGTACACCCTCCCACTTGAACGCGCAGTCGAACAGCGCGCCCCAGGACGAGGCGCGCACGGTGATGGTTTGCATGGTTGGCTCACTTCCCGGCGATGGGTGCCGTGGCGGGTTGTTCGGCGGTGATCAGGCCGCCCCAGGCAGGGGCGAAGATGAGCAGGATGTAAAAAGCGGTCATGGCCAGGGCGCCGAGGAGGGTGGCTTTACGCTTGGCATTCACGACGTACCCCCAGGCACTTCCGGCCGCGCTTGATGGTCAGCGCCATGCGGCGCGGCAGGTTCACCACCAGGGTCTCGCGCGGCAGGCCGAGCACAGCGGCGATATCGGCGCCGGCCGGCATCACCAGGTCGTCGAGCTGGTCGTCGATGATCGAGCGAACGGGGCGGGTGGTCATAGGTCGATGCTCCTCAGTTCCTGCTGTCTCGCATCCGCTGCGGCGTCGAGCCGGCGGCGCATGTCGTCGTATTGCCGAGTACCGATGGCGTCCAGCGTGTAGGCCATCTCGATCTGGCCGCGCCATACCAACTGGTCGTGGCGCGGGATCACCGACCGACGCATTGCGACGATCGCTTCCTCGATCACGCCCTCGGCGCGTTCATTCGCCCAGGCCATCGTCATCCTCCTGCTCTTCGTCGTCGGGCTCCGGGTCCGGCTGGTCCCAGAGCGGGTCTCTGGCGAAGTCCCAGGCGTGTTGCGCGTTGCTGAAAGCCGCGCGGTTGCGGCGCTCGCGGTATGTCCACATCGGGATGCTCTCCGTGGTTCACCTGCATTCGGCAGCACCCAGGCACACGGCAGTCGTGCCCGGTGGGGCGCCGTGGTGGGTGCTCTCGAATGGAGGTTGAAAAAAGCCCGGCCGGAGCCGGGCGAAGAGGGGGGCTGATGCTTACGCATCGAAGAGTGATCTGCGCTGCCGGCTCTACTTGAACTACCTCCAGCCTCTGGCTGGCGCGCTAAGCATCGACACGGCTACTACTACAGCGGCGTGCACACCGCTTATGCCTCGATCGTGTCTACGCAACCCTTCACGCCCTCGCGATGGGCCGTTTACGGGTTCACAGATGCGCCACAGCAGCGCAGATCACTCTTCGATAGGCCCTGGCTGTGCCAGGAAAGAGAAGGGCGCCGCCAAGCGCCCTGTCTCCACTTACATGCCGCCTTATGTGAAAGCGGTTGGGTACAGGCTCGACCGCATGTTGGCGATCTGCCGTTGGGGCTGGGCTACATATCGAGATCCTCCGTTGTGCGCGCCGTTGGACCGGCGGGCGCTCGCCGTGGCGCATCGGCCGGCAATGGGCCAGGCGCCGAAGTCAGGAGATCGCGGTGCAGGCCCGCAACGCTACCGGCGCCGACTGGCCTTCGATCCAGATAACCGCCGCCCCGCCAAGCGACACGCTGGCCCGGCCGACGGTGCGGGTGCGCTTCGGTTCGGCCCCGCGGTACGGGCGGTACTCGATCAGGGCTGGCGCTGGGTGCTCTCGGTTCCAGGCCTCGACCAGCTCCGCCGGCGGCACCGGACGGACGTTGCCGATCTGCTGGTAGATCTCGGAGCGGTGAATGGCGACGTCGTCCGGGGCGGTGATGCCGAGGCGCACCTGGTCGCCTTGGCTGCCGAGGACAGTGATGGTGATGTTGTCGCCGATATGCAGGGTTTCGCCGGGACGGCGGGTCAAGATCAGCATGGTGTGACTCCGTTCGGGGTGGTGGGTGGCCGTCAGCCCAAGCGATCCGGGACGACCTTCATTGCCTCGGCGACGAGCTTGTAGGCCCCTTCGGAGTCCACCGTGGCGAACCCCTTTTCGGCGTGGTCCCACTGCTCATCCTCGTCGCCGGGGAAGTTGCTGCACGCCACTGAACAGACGCCCAGGCCGTCGGGCTTGAAGTAGAGGCGCACCTCCGGACCGTCATCCCCGCGATCAAGCATCACGAGCACCTGGCCCAGGTCTTCGAACTCGAAAAGCTTCGCGAACTGCTTCATTGGAATTCCTCTGGTTGGTTTCCCAGATGCCCCTCGGGGGAAGGGCATCGAGGAAATCGGTATTGCTGCTGCCCGGTTAGCGCTGGGCGGCGCTGCGCATCGCGTGCGGGTCGTTCACACGGTTCGGGCATTTCGCCCTCGATCAGCCGTCTCTGGTCGCCCTGAGTAAGGGTCGCCATCGCGTTGGTAGGTGTTGCCTCAGCACCTATCTGATCGCCGGTCGCCGCAGAGGCGATGCGTTCTGCTGTTGATGTTGCTCACCCGACTTTCTGTCGCCCCACGGGTGATGGCCGGGGCTGCCTCGCCGCATTGCGGCTAGCTGTTCATGGCGCGGGTTGTGAAAGAGCGCGGCTCGGTGGCCTCGCCAGCGGTGTGTTGCTGGCGTGATCAAATAATCACGCAACGTGATTGATCTGTCAAACACGAAATGTGATTAATTTTTCGCAGCGCAAGAAAAAGCCCGCTCAAGGCGGGCACGGTTTAAATCGAGAGGGCTATCGGTTGAGTTTGCGGAGCAGCGCGTCCGGCCCACCGTGGTGTTCGATGAACTGGCCGAATGCATGGCCGCCGGCGCCGTAGAAGTTCGCGGAGCGATGCACCAAATTCGCTTTATCGGTATCGCTTAACGGGCACGCCATAATGCGGCGGCAGAGCAGGAGGAAGCGCAGATAGTCACCGCCGTCGGCGTCGATGGGGCCGATGTCCGAGGCCATCTGGCCGGCCGTATCGGGACGAGTCTTCGCCACCCAGGTTCCCTGCCACGGCTCCTCGGCGATCTGTGGGAGCAGGGGGCGCTCTCTGCGCTCGATCCGTCCGTGTTGCAGTAGCGCGTGCAGTGGTGTCCGTAGTTGTACTGTCGCTGAGAACCGGTAGCCGTAGATGACCTCGTCGGTGCCCAGAACTCCCCGGGCACGCTGGCGCGCGGCGAGTGCAATGAATGGCGACCAGGAATCAATGACGGCTCGTTTGGGGTGGGTCTGATCTAGAGCGACGAGCAATAGGTGATCGGGAAGGATGTCCGGAGGAATTGACGCCTCTGGCGCGTCAATAACTTCGACTGCCAGCAGCAGGGCGAGAACGGAGTGGTCCTCCATTTGGAAGCTCCCATTCGCCGGCTTCAGAACACTGAGCGCGGCGGTCTGGAATCGATGACCCTTCCAATGATCTCGACGTTGTCGTCAACCTTCAGCGTTTCGAAGGTGGGATTTAGGGGCTGGAGGTAGGAGCTTCCTGCGTCGCGGACGTACTGCTTGAACGTCGTTTCCCAGCGACCGTCCTCGCCGCGCAAGCGGGCAACATAGAACTTCCCACTGATCACGTCGAAGCCTTCAGGCTGGACCAGAATGCGATGCCCTGGCGGGAACGACACCGGAGCAAGGCCGGTTGGGTCGAACATCGATCGGCCTTTGACCTCAAGCCAATACCCATTGGTCCCTGCGTTCTCCTCGGACGACAGCCATTCCTCGGCGTCGCCAGGTAAGAAATTGTCGCACGACTCCATCCATCCTCCAGCTGCAACCCAACTGATGAGCGGGTAGGCCTGCGGTCCCCGCGACGGCTGGAGCGCAGGTTCCACGTTCTGAAGGCTTCCAGAACTGGTCGAATCCGATCCAATCAGTTCAGCGACTGTTACGTCAAGCACCTTAGCTATGAGTTCCAGGTCGTCCAAGGACGGTTCCCGCGTGTCCTTCTCGTAGTTGCCGATCCGGGATTGCGAAGCCCAGCCGCAAGCCTTCGCAAGCTTCGCCTGCGAAATGCCTTTGAGTGAGCGGTAGTGCGCTATGCGTGAGCCAAGTGTGTTCATGCCGTCGATTCTAATCACGGCCTGCAATAAATCCCTTTCACTAATTGTGTTTGCCATCATCACAATGCGTGTTTATCCTGTTGGCGTGACTCGACAGGAGCCAGTCAATGAATCGAATCCGTGAACTCCGCGAGGGCGCGAACGTAAAGCAGGCCGATCTCTATCGCCAGTTGAAGTGGAAACAATCCCGCTTGGCGAACTATGAGCGCGGTGCGCGCACCCCTGGGCTAGATGAGGCAAGGCGCATTGTCCATGCACTGAACGCCTTGGGTGTTGCGTGCTCGATGGCGGATGTTTTCCCAGAGCCTGAAACCGGCGCCGAGCGCCTGGCCAGTTGATCGCCCCTGAGCCGAACCATCGTCGCCCAGGAGGGCCACCATGCATACGTCGAATCCTCGACACGAAACCCGCGATGCCGTGCTGATCGCCATCGCCGAGGACATGATCGCCCGGACCAGCATGTCGCAGGACGGGTTCGCCGAACGCTTGAACATCGAACTGAACCTGCGGGCGCCGGAACGCTGCCGGGCCAAGGATTATCCAGACCTGAAGGGCCTGGAAGGGGCGGCCACCAGTCACGTCGATTACGCGCGGATCTACAAGAACTGGAGCAAGCGGGTGGAGCGCTGGCTCGACGGCGACGTCGAGATCCCAGCCTGGATTGAAGAGTCCTGGGTACAGGCACTGGAGCAACCCTGGCGCGAGCGCGCGCTGTTGGAGTTGTCCGGTCGGTACGGCCTGCTCCCGGTGCGTCCGGTCGTGGCAGAGGGCATGGATGCCATGAAGGTGTTCGGCGCACTGATGCGTCGCCTCGGTGATGTCGCCGGCGTCGGCACCAGGGTCTTCGACGACATGATCCTCGATGCGCGGGATGGCCAGTTCCTTCCGGACCTGATCAACGCCCTGGACTCCACTGCGGCGAAATGCACCACGCTCAGTCGCATGGCCAAGTCGGTTCTGGCAGGCGAAGGGTGATCCGTGCCGTCCTTCCAGATCAACGACGAGGAGCGGGAGGCGCTCCGCGGCCTACCCATGCTTGCCCGCGAGATCTACGTGTTCGCCTTACGTCCGTTCATGGACTTCGCAACAGGCATCGTCGGCGAGCGGCGCGGCATTTCGTGGAAGTCGATCGCCGAGGAACTCTACGTCGAGCCGCACCAGGGCATCAAGGGCGGGGAGCCCTCCGAAAAGGAACTGCGGCGGGCGCTGGTCTGGCTGCAGAAGGTGGGTCTGGTAGGCCCCAATCTGGCCGAAAGGCGCCTGATTTTTGAGTTGCCGAAGGCTTCACGGGATCAATCCGTCCGAAAAAAAGTGGGCACTAAGTGGGCAGATGAAGCGGGCAGTTATGTGGAAGGGTCGGAGCCCAGTAACTACGCGGCTTTCCCGGAAAAAGAGGGCAGATATGTGGGAGGGGGGGAAAGTGAAAAAGTGGGCACACCTCCGGTATCCGATATTCCTCCTACTACTCCACCGCGCGAGGACCCGCAGCCCGGACAGCGATTCCCCATGCATGACGCCTGGCTACCCAGCGCCAGGGGCTGGCCCGCGACACTGACCCGTAACGGCATGAAGAACTACCAGCTACGCGACGAGGATCTCCTCGAGTTCCGTAGCTACTGGATCAACCGCCCCGAGAAGTATCAGTCCCAGGGCCAGTGGGAACACGAACTTGCGCAGAACCTCCTCCGCAACCAGCGCTTCGACCAGAACAGGAGCAGCCATGGAAACCAAGCAGGAAACGCCGAAGGCCAAGCCGGCCATCGTGCCGCAAAGCGCGGCCTCTCTCATCGACAGGGCCCTCGCTCAGCCGTCGACCGGGTCAACGCCATCGTCGCAGCCAACGAGGCTGCCCGACAGGCTGCTGGAACGGCTCTGGGTGAAGATGACCGAGATGTACGGGCACCGCTGGACGTCGAGTTTTGGCGACAACCCGAATCCTGACGGCGCCTGGGCTACGGTGCTCCAGGGGCTGACCGGCCAGCAACTGGCCCACGGGCTCAACATGCTGACGTTCATGGGCAGCCGGTTCGACTGGCCGCCGGCGGCGCCGACATTCCGGGAGCTCTGCTTGAGCGTCCAACCGGAGTCGCTCGGCCTGCCGGACCACGACACCGCGTTCCATCAGGCCCTGGCGTGCCGCTACCGCCACCAGGTGGTCAAGGCCGCCGCCGAGGCCACCGGCGTTTTCGATCTGCGCACCGGTGAGGTGAACGACGATCGCCTCCGCAAGCGCTTCGGGTTCCACTACGCCGAGATGGTCCGGCGGTGGGCAAACAACATCCCGCTGAGCCAGCCCGTCGTCCACGCGATCGAGCATGACACCGGGAAGAGCCTGCTGGATCTGGCCGAGGATGAGGCCGAGCAGCAGCTCCGCCGGCGGATGCAAGCCCAAGGCCTGGATGGGCTCAGTGGCGCCCAGGCTCGGGAACTGCTGCTGGCCAAGATGCGCCGGAAAGCGCCGGAGGTGCGCCGTGATGCATGACAAGTACAAGCTGGCGATCATTCGTCACGAGAAGGCCAAGCAGGTCGTGCAGGGACTGTCCCGAGACATCGGCGCTGCGATCAACAGTTGTCCGATCTCGATTCGAGCGCAGTCCTGGGACACGCCGAACAGCGAGCGCGATGAACTCTGGGATGAGGCATCGGGCAAGCACAAGACCCACCTATGGCGTGCCTTCAAGCATCGGGAGCCTTCGGACTGCGGATATGGAACGGTTGGTCTCGGTGACGATGGCATAGACGACGCCCTTGCACCCGGCAGCGAATTCGAATGCGAGCACTGCCGCCGCGCCTACCAGTTGATCCGAGACCGCCGTTGCGCGAAGCAGGAACTCGGACGCGCTCGTCTTTCGATTCGGGCGCTGGGGCGCGCTGCGCTTGAGGAATCGACCCATGACTGATCTGCGCCCAGTGCTGTTCACGGTCCCCGGCGAGCCGGTGGGGAAGGGGAGACCGCGTATCGGTCGCGTCGGCGCCCACGCCAGGCTGTTCACGCCGGCGAAGACCGTGGCCTACGAAGGCTTGGTGGCCATGGCCGCGCAGGAGGCAATGGCGGGGCGCCCGCTGATCGCCGGCCCTGTGCTCATCGAACTGAAGATTTATCACCAGGTCCCAGCGTCCTGGTCGAAACGCAGGCGTGCCCTGGCTCTGGCCGGGGAGATCGCTGCCATGCGCAAACCGGATGTGGACAACTGCCTCAAGGCCATCTGCGATGCCTGTAACGGCGTTGTATGGCGTGACGATGTTCAGGCCACTGATGGTGTATTCCGTCGGCGCTGGAGCGAAACGCCAGGCGTGCACGTGAAGATCGTCCCTCTCCTCGAGGGCGAGCAGTGACTACAGGAAACTACAGGGGAGAGTCGAAATGAGACTGATCAGCGCGCGCCAGGCGTGGCAGGACGCGTACCACATCCCGGGCGCGTCGGTGATGGCGAAAGCCATCGAAGATGCCGAAGAGGCGACACGGAAGACCAGGGCGAAGCGTCGCAAGAAACTGGTGGCCCGCTTCCCCGAGGGGTACCAGGGCGAGAGCAAGGAGCCGGAGGGCCTGTTCCCCATCGACTCCCAGATCATCGCCGCTTACGAGACGCGGACCGGGCGGGCCGCGGGAAACCTGAACCGCTGCCAGCACATGCTCGCCGCCGGCAAGGTGATGCATGCGATCAGCACGCTTCCGGCGCCACTGCAGCACCTCGGCCACTTCCTGTACTCGCCGCTGGCGAACGGGGTCGACCAGAACCGCGCGCAGTCCTTCCTGTACTTCTCGGCGGATCTCCCGAAGATGAACAAGCCCCGCCAGGAGGTCGCTTACTGGGTGGCCTTGGCGGCGATGCACTCGTGGAAGGACATGGTCAACGGCCGGGAGGAGTGGTGGCCGGGTAAGGTGATCCAGTTCCTGGCGGACTGGCCGGGGTTCGTACTGTACGCCGCGAATTGGGAGCGTGACTGGGCGGCGATCTGGGAGATTTTCATGCAGGAGCTCAACCGGCTGGACGCCCAGGCTCTGGTGCCGGTGGCGCAGGTGGTTGCGGCCCAACGAGACGCCGCTTGACATTTTGATAAGAGATTTGGGAGTATTTTCCCAGTTTGCGAAGTAGCACCCAACCAAAAGATTCCCCCGAAAACCCGGCCCTGGCGCCGGGTTTTTTCGTTTCTGGAGCACCCCATGGCTGAACCGACGAGCAGCGGAGCAGTAGCAGCAGCCGGCGCCGTCGGGCTCACTGCCACCGCGATCATCCCCGGAGTCGACGTCAATGCTGTGATCGGCGGCTTCGCCGGCGCGCTGCTGTTCGTGCTCTGGGCTCACGACCTGACCATGGCCAGGCGCCTCGGCTACCTGCTGGCGTCCTGGGTGGGCGGCTACTACGCAGCCACCGAGGCTGTCGGGCGGGGCGCGACTCAGTTCTCCGGACTTCCCGCGCTGGTCACCGCCGCGCTGATCGTCACCATCCTGATCGGCGTGCTCGACTGGATGATCGGTGGCCGCGCGCCGGCATGGCTCCAGATCGTTCTGCAGCGCATCGTCGGCATGATCGGAGGCCGGAAAGATGGTTGACCTGGTGACCCTGGCGGCTGCGGCCGTCTGCGGCGCTATCAGTTGCCGCATCTTCACGTACCAGCGCCACGGTGCAACGTACCGGTTCGGCGTCTCGCTCTGCGCGTACATCCTCGCCGCTGGGACCGGCATGCAGGCGCTGTCGATCAGCCTGGCCGTGCTGATGGCGCGCCACGCGACGCCGATATCGCCGTATCTGCTGGCGGTCCTGGTTGTGCTGCTGGTGCTGGTCTACCGCAACAAGGGCAACATCGCGCCCATCCTGAGGCTCAGTTGAGGTGATCCATGGCGCTGACCAAGAAACAGCGCCTGTTCGTCGACGAGTACCTACTTGATCTCAATGCGACGCAGGCCGCGATTCGGGCCCGCTACAGCGCCCGGCGCGCGGCGGAGATCGGCTATCAACTGCTCCAGCGGCCGGAGGTTGCCCAGGCCATCCAGGCCGCCATGGCCGAGCGGTCGAAGCGCACCGAGGTCGAGGCCGACTATGTGATCCGGCGGCTCCGCGAGATTGACGAGATGGACGTGCTCGATATCCTCGAGGACGACGGTTCGTTCCGGTCGATCCGCGACTGGCCCCGGGTCTGGCGCCAGTTCCTGTCCGGCATCGAGATCGCCGAGTTGTTCGAGGGCCGCGGTGACGACCGCCGCATCGCTGGCGTGCTCCGCAAGGTCAAGTGGCCGGACAAGCTCCGCAACCTGGAGCTGCTGAGCCGTCATGTCGGCACCGAGTCGGCTGCGCTGGACCTTGAGTTGAAGCGCCTGGACGTGGCGAAGAAGCGCGCCGAACTGAAGCTGCTGGAGAGCCCCGAGGACGATGCGCCGCCGACCAGCGTGGCGGTGACCATCATCGATGCGAGGGTGCGCGATGCCGACGCTTAACGTGCCTCAGGCGAAGTTCTTGGCGCTTCCGCACAAGTTCTGCGGCTTCGTGGCCGGATTCGGCTCCGGCAAGACCTGGGTGGGCTGCTCTGGCCTCGCCCAGCACGCCTGGGAGTGGCCGCGCATCAACGCCGGCTACTTCGCACCGACCTACGCCCAGATCCGCGACATCTTCTATCCGACGATGGAGGAGGTGGCTTTCGACTGGGGGCTGCGGACGAAGATCAACCAGGCGAACCATGAGGTTCACCTGTACAGCGGTAGCGCCTACCGCACGACGATCATCTGCCGCTCCATGGAGAAGCCGCAGACCATCGTCGGCTTCAAGGTCGGCCGCGCGCTGAGCGATGAGATCGACGTTTTACCAGCGCAGAAGGCTCAGCAGGCCTGGCGCAAGATCATCGCGCGGATGCGCTACAAGGTGGACGGCCTGCGCAACCGTGTCGACGTCACCACCACCCCGGAGGGCTTCAAGTTCGTCTTCCAGCAGTTCGTGAAGCAATTGCGCGAGAAGCCGCACCTGCAGGACCTATATGGCCTGGTCCAGGCCAGCACCTACGACAACGAGGCGAACCTGCCGGACGACTACATCGATTCGCTGATGGAGTCGTACCCGCCGCAACTGATCGCGGCGTATCTGCGCGGCCAGTTCGTCAACCTGACGGCGGGCACCATCTACACCGCCTACGACCGCACTCTTAACGCCTCGCAGGAGACGGTTCAGCCAGGCGAGCCGATATTCGTGGGTATGGACTTCAACGTCGGCAAGATGGCCGCCGTCGTGCATGTGAAGCGCCTGGGCCTGCCGCACGCGGTCGACGAGATCGTCAACGGGTACGACACCCCGGACATGATCCGCCAGATCAAGGAGCGGTTCTGGCTGTACGCCGACGGCGACTATCGGCCAACCCGCCAGATCAGGATCTACCCCGACGCCTCCGGCGACTCGCGCAAATCGGTACGGGCCAGCGAGACCGATATCGCGCTGCTCAAGCAGGCCGGCTTCGTCGTCTCGGCGCCCGCCGCCAACCCGCCGGTCAAGGACCGGATCAACTCCATGAACGCCATGTTCTGCAACGCCAAGGGCGAGCGCCGGTATCGAGTCAACCCCGACCGGTGCCCGGCCTATGCCGACGCCCTGGAGCAGCAGGTGTGGGGCGCAAACGGCGAGCCGGACAAGTCCGCCGACATCGACCACCCCAACGACGCGGGTGGCTATTTCATCCACAAGGAATACCCGATCACGAAGTATTCCCTCGCAGGTGTTTCCTAATGGGCGTAGTCCGCTTCCTGAGCGACAAACTGGTCAACTTCGTGGCCAACTTGGGCACGGAGCGAGACAAGGCCGCCGGCAGCTTCTACGCGCCGGTCGTGCTCACCGATGAGCAGTTGCACAACGCGTATCGCGGCGCCTGGTTCCCGCGCAAGGTCGTCGATATCCCGGCGAAAGATGCGACCAGGCGCTGGCGGGCATGGCAGGCCAGCAAGGCGCAGATCGAGAAGATCGAGGCCGAGGAGAAGCGCCTGCAGGTTCAGGCTCGCACCAAGGAAGCTCTGACCAAGGCGCGGCTGTGGGGAGGCGCAGCGATCTTCATCGGCACAGGCGAAACTGACACCAGCAAGCCTCTGGTACCCGAGCGCGTCCAGGCCGGCGGCATCAAGTATCTGACGGTGATGAGCCGGCGCGACCTGTCGGCAACCGAGCAGGATCGTGACGTCATGTCACCGAACTACGGCAAGCCCAAGGCCTACCGGCTCGGCGGCAGCGCGATCGAGATTCACCCGTCCCGGCTGGTGATCTTCACCGGCGCCGACATCCCTGACCAGGACCTGGCCAGTGGCAATCAGTTCGGCTGGGGAGACTCGGTCCTGCAGGCCGTGTTCGAGGCCATCCAACAGATCGACAGCACCATGGCAAACGTGGCCAGCCTCATCTTCGAAGCGAAGGTCGACGTGATCCGTATCCCCGACTTCATGCAGGGGATGCAGGACCCGAAGTACGAGAAGCTGGTGCTGGAGCGCATGCGTCTGGCGGCCATGGCGAAGGGAATCAATGGCACTCTGATGCTGGACAAGGACGAGGAGTACGACAGCAAATCGGCGAACTTCGGCACGCTGCCGGACATCATGGACCGCTTCATGCAAGCGGGCTGCGGCGCTGCCGATATTCCGGCCACCCGCATGCTCAGCCAGTCCCCCGCCGGCATGAACTCCACTGGTGAGGCCGACCTGCGTAACTACTACGACCGCATCCAGTCCAGCCAGGAACTCGACATTACGCCGGCCATGTCGGTGCTGGACGAGTGCCTGGTGCGGTCCGCGCTGGGCAGCCGACCGCCGGAGATCCATTACGTCTGGAACAGCCTCTGGCAGACCACGGCGAAGGAGCGGGCGGACATCGGGAAGATCACCGCCGAGACTATCAAGACCATCGCCGAGACAAGGCTCTTCCCCGAGGACGCGCTCAGCAAGGCTGCCGAGACCCTGCTGGTCGAGAACAGCGTGATGCCCGGTCTGGAGTCGGCGCTGGAGGAGTTCGGCTCCGAAGTCCCCGAGGGCGAGCAGGACGAGGAGGGTGGCAACGGATCGTCCAGCCAGGCGCTGAACGACGCGGCACCTCGCACGCTGTACGTCTCGCGCCGGGTGCTGAACGCCGGCGCGATCATTGACTGGGCGAAGGACCAGGGCTTCGAGACCACGCTCCCGGCCGACGACCTGCACGTCACCATCGCCTACAGCCGGACGCCCGTCGACTGGATGAAGGTCACCCAGGCCTGGACGGTCAAGCCGAACGGAAACCTGACCTGTTCAGCCGGCGGCCCGCGCCTGGTCGAGCAGTTCGGCAAAGGGGCCGTGGTTCTGCTGTTCAACTCCTCTGACCTGACCTGGAGGCACGTCGAAATTCGCGATGCCGGCGCCAGTTGGGACTGGCCGGACTACCAGCCCCACATCACCTTCACCTACCAGCCCGGCAGCGTCGACCTTGACCAGGTTGAGCCGTACCGCGGCGTCATCGAGCTCGGCCCGGAGGTCTTCGAAGAGATCGTCGAGGGCTGGGCGAATCGCCTCGACGAGGAATAACGATGCTTCTTCATGACTCCGTGTCGGTGTCCGGCGTTCGCCGGACCGCTGACGGCTACCTCGTGGCCGATGCCCGGGTAGCGCGCACTGGCATTCAGGAATACCTGGGTTCCGAGGTCGGCAAGCCCGACATGCCCATTGTCCGCGTGTACCGGCCGCCCGAATCGGTGTTCCACAAGGACGCCATGCACTCCTACGCCTACCGCCCCATGACCAACGGCCATCCACCAGGCGGCGAGGTGAACGCCAGCAACTGGAAGGAACTGGCCGTGGGCCAGACAGGTGGCGAAGTGCTGCGCGATGGCGATTTCGTCCGCGTGCCCTTGGTGCTGATGGATGCCGACGCCATTCGCGATTACGAGGACGGCAAGCGCGAACTGTCGATGGGCTACAGCGCCGAGGTGATCTTCAAGGATGGCGTCAGCCCGGAAGGTGAATCGTATGACGCCTATCTCGGCCCCATGAAGATGAACCACCTCAGCCTCGAGGATCGAGCTCGAGGAGGCGAGCAACTGCGCATCGGGGATTCGCGCACCCCCGGCGCCAAGAAACCTGCGCAAACAACCCCCACAGGAGGCCATGACATGGCTGATGCACTCCGCAAACTCCTGGTCGATGGCCTCACGATCGAGACCACCGAGCAGGGCGCCCAGGTCGTCGAGAAGCTGCAGAAGCAACTCGGCGACGCCGGGGCGAACCTCAAGACCATCCAAGACGCCCACGCCACCGCGATGGCAGCGAAAGACGCCGAACTGGCGAAGAAGGACGCCGAAATCGATGGGCTGAAGGCCAAGGTACTGAGCGACGCCGACATCGACAAACTGGTGCGTGAGCGCGCCGACCTGATCGCCAGCGCGATGCTGATCGCTGACGGCGACTATGCCGGCAAGTCCGCCGCCGAGATCCGCAAGGCGGCTGTCGTGGCCAAGCTGGGAGACGCCGCGATCAAGGACAAGCCGGAGGCGTACATCGCCGCCCGCTTCGACATCCTGCTCGAGGATGCCGCCAGTAACGACCCGGTGCGTGTCCATCTGAAGCAACAGGACAGCAAGCCGACGAACCCGGCTGACAACGGTCAGGCGGCCTACGAGGCCCGTGTTAACGGCGCCTGGAAAGGAGGTGATAAATAATGCCCGCCGTTCAAACCACCTACAGCGCGAACATCCGCCCCGGCCTGCCGGGAATGATCGTCGACGAAGTCCCGAAGACCCTGATCTCCCGCACTGTCGAGGCCTCTGCTGGCCTGGCGTTCGGCATCCCGGTCATGCAGGGAACCGCCGACAAGGCCGGCCGTGCGCCGACTACTGGCGATACCGCCGCGAAGTTCGTCGGCATCAGCGTCCGCGACCGCTCCGTCAAGGCCGAGGCTAACCAGTACAGCCAGTACGAGTCGGCCCGCGTCATGACCGAGGGCGCCATCTGGGTGACCGCTTCCGTGCAGGTTGCCGCAGGCGATCCGGTCTACTTCGTGCCGGCCACCGGCGCCTGGACCAACGTCGCGACCGACAACGTGCAGGTTGCCGGGGCGCGCTTCGACACCAGCACCACTGGCACCAATCAACTCGCTCAAGTCCGCCTGGGCTAAGGAGAAACCATGAGCCGATTCAAGCTGCTCGACGCCCAGGCCGCCCTGGGCTTCGTGGTCTCGCAGACCACCTACATCGAGCGCCAGGTCAACGAGATCGTCTACCCGGATATCCAGTATCCGCAACTGATCCCGGTCGACACCTCGGCGCCCGAGTGGATCAAGACCGTCACCTTCTACTCCGCCGACAAGGTCGGGAAGGCCGACTGGGTCAACGGCAACGCCGACGACCTGCCGCTGGCCAGCACCGAGCGCTCGAAGTTCGAGTCGAGCGTGCACATGGCTGCCATCGGCTATGGCTATGGTCTGGAAGAGATCAGCCAGGCGCAGATGCTCGGCATCAACCTGACCGGTGACGATGCCGCCGCCGCGCGTCGCGCCTACGAGGAGTTCGTGGACCGCGTAGCCCTGGCGGGTGACGCGTCCAAGGGCTTCAGTGGCCTGTTCAACTACCCGGGTGTTACCGCGGGCTCCGCCGTCACCGGGAACTGGGAAACCGCCACCGCCGACCAGATCCTGGCCGACGTGAACACCGCGCTGACCCTCCAGACGCAAGGCACGCTGTTCACCGCGTTCTCCGACACCCTGCTGCTGCCTTACGCGAAGTTCCTACTGATCGCCACCCGCAAGGTGAACGAACAGGGTCTGGAGACGATCCTCACCTACCTGCAGAAGAACAACGTCTACACCGCCACCACTGGTCGCCCGCTCACCATCCGCGGCCTGAACGGCCTGGATGCCGCAGGCGCCGGCGGCACCGCGCGCATGGTCAGCTACCGCCGCGATCCGTCGGTGCTGAAGATGCATATCCCGATGCCGCACCGCTTCCTGCCGGTGTACCAGGCCGGTCCGATCCGCTGGGAAGTTCCCGGCATCTTCCGCCTCGGTGGCGTGGATATCCGTCGTCCGGCGGAAGTTCGCTACACCGACGGCATCTGACGGGGGTGGACCATGGCGCTCATCACCAATACCAACCGCATCACCCCCATCGGCCTGCCGAGCGGTGCCGTCATCCCGCCGGGCGCGTCTGTTGACGTGCCCGAGTGGGACGATATCAAGGACCGCAAGAACCTCGCCTTCTACGTGGTCACCGGCGTGCTGGTGGTCGAGGGCGGCGTGCAGAGTGACGGCCAGGGCGGCGAAGAGGCGTACCGCCAGCAACTGTTCGCCGAGCTGAAGGCCCTAGGCGTGAATGCCGGCGCCAACAGCAAGACCGAGACCCTGGTTTCGAAACTGGCAGAGGTCAAGGCCAAGGCCACGCTGCCCGCTGACGAAGCGGCTCAGAAACAAGCGCTGATCGAGCAACTGGCCACCCTCGGAGTGCCGGCTGGTCCTGATGCCTCTCTGGAGGAACTCCAGAAGGCCCTGGCCGACAAGCTGGCCGAGCAGCAGTAATACCCGCCTCATGGATGGTCGACCGGGCCAGGATGGCCCACCTATTCGAGAACGATGATGGCCGACTTCTACGGAACCGTGGCTGGTGCTGATGCCTACCACCATGCCCGGGGCAATGCCGCCTGGGCGGCTGCTGCTGAGGCCGACAAGGAAGCAGCTCTGGCCCGGGCATCAGCCTACATCGACGGCCTCGGCACCCAGCAGCCGGTCTCTGAATGCGTGCTGGTCTTTCCTGGCAAGAAAGCCGGAGGGCGAGCCCAAGCACTGCAATGGCCGCGCGCAGGCGCCGTTGACCGTGACGGGGAGCCCGTTCCGGCTGATGAGGTGCCGCGGGAGGTCGAGCAGGCCACCTACGAGGCCGCGCTGCGCGAACTGTTGAAGCCCGGCAGCCTGAATCCGGACTACGTTGCGACCACCGCGGTGAAACGCGCCAAGGTCGGGCCGCTCGAAACCGAGTTCTTCGGCCCAGCCGAAGGCGACGAGCAGCCCAACAAGCCCTTCGTGGGGGTCATCAACGATCTCTTGGCGCCGATCATGGTGTTGCGGTGCCCGATGCCAGCGGTATTCACGGTATGACCGAAGCCGAGATCCTGCGCGCAATCGAGGGAAAGGAGCCGGCGTTGCAGAGGGCGTACCTGGACCGGGTCAGGTCGGTGACGGATGCCGCTGTCGTGGCTGAGATCGAGCGCTACATCAACGAGCAGGATGAGGATTCCATTGTCTCGGTGCTGTCGCTGGGGTTGCTGGCGGTGTTCCTGGAGCAACTGCGGTCCACCTACCTGGCCGGCGCGACCCTCGAAATCAAGTTTTTCCCGGGACGGCCGGTCCCGGAGTTCGACCCTGTAGGCCCGGGGCCGTCGACCTGGTTATCGGAGCATGCCCGCGTCCTGCAGCGCGACATCGATGATGCTACGCGCCTGGCTGTCCGCCACACGATCCAGATGGCCGACCTCCTGGGGCGCCCGCCGCGCGCGACAGCACTCGATATCGTCGGCCGGCGAAGCCCGCAGACCGGGCAGCGAACCGGTGGAATCACTGGACTCTCAGGCAACTACGCCCAGGCAGTGGCCAACGCCCGCGCCCAGTTGCTCAGCGGGGACCCTGCGCAGATGCGCCAGTACCTGACACGCACTCGCAGGGATCGGCGGTTCGACAGGTTGGTCGAGCGAGCCGTCGAGGCGCGTCGCCCGGTCCCGTCGGCGGATGTCGATCGCATCGTAGGCCGCTATTCCGAGCGACTGCTGCGGACCCGTGCCGAGCAGATCGCCGCGACTGAGGCACACGACGCCTTCAGCGCCGGACGGGATCAGGTCTACGAGCAACTCGTCGCCAATGGACTGGAGCGCAGCAGAGTCCTGAAGACCTGGCACAACGTCGGCGACAACCGCGTTCGGCACACTCATTCGCCGATGCAGGGCCAGCGACAGCAACTCGGTAGTCCGTTCGTGACGGGCGGTGGCGCGCTGCTGATGTTCCCCGGTGACCAGACGCTTGGGGCCGGCGACAACGAAACCGCCGGCTGCCGGTGCTGGGTCGAGTACGAAATCGGAGGTATCCGTGCGTGACGAAATGCAGGCTATTTTCGGCCAGATGTTCGACAGCGTGTTCAGCGAGTCGGTGACCTCGTTCGCTGGCGAGTATCCGGGGCCGGGCGTCTTCGATCCGGTCACCGAGACCACCACCAGCCAACCCGTGCGGTACTCCGGGCGCGGGGTCTTCCACAACTACGAGGCCAACCGCATCGACGGAATCAACATCCTGGTCGGCGACATCCAACTGATCGCTCTGATCAACGAGGTGTCGGACCAGCCCGCCGTCGGCCATGAACTGAGCACTACCGACGTGGTGCCGATCCTTGGTGGGCCGTTGGCGGGCTATCGCATCGTGCGCGTTGGCGGTGATCCCGCCGGCGTGCATCACGATCTGCAGTTGAGGAAAGCGTGATGGCAAAGGGGAAGGGAGGAAGGTCCTGGAGCATCCCTCCGTCGGCTTTCGCCGAGAATGTCGGGCAGGCCGTGGCCAACCACCAGCGGCGGCTGACCATCGAAATGCTCGAGCAGATCACCATCCGCGCACCGGTACTCACCGGCCGGTTCAAGGCCAATAACCTGGTCAGCGTCGGCGAGCCGGTCTTCTATTCGGTGAACCGCTACGACAAGGACGGGAACGAGACCTTGGCTTATGGCGAGGCGGCCCTGGCCGGCCTGGCTCCGTACTCGGTGGTCTACATCCAGAACAACCTGATCTATGCGCCGCCGTTGGAGGATGGTCACTCCGGCCAGGCCCCGGCGGGCATATATGGCGTCAGCTTCCATAGCGTCACGGCGAGACATTCATGACCTTCGAACAGATCCGGGCAGTCATCATCACGCGCATGACCGAATGGGCCGCGATCCCGGGCGATGACGTCGATTACCCGAACAACCCAAAGGGCCCGTTCAAGCCGGACGGGAGGCCGATCTGGGCGCGCCTGGCGGATATCCCTGGCGCCTCTGCGGCTACCGAGATCGGCAACGGCCCCTGTGTTCGCCGCAGCGGCCTGATCATCGTGCAGCTCTTCGTGCCGACCTACAAAGGCACGCTGCTGCTGACTCGGACCGCCGATACGCTGCGCGAGCACTTCGAGTTCTACAGCGACCCGGTCCTGCCGTTCGAGTGCTTTGCCGTCTCCCAAGCCGTTCCCGGCGATGATGGACACGGCTGGTACCAGGCCAACCTGACGATCCCCTACCGGGCTGGTTGAGCCCGACTCACCCACCGCCGCACGGCGGTTTTTTTTCGCCTATCACAGGAGAAACGCCCCCATGAGTAGCGGCGCAAAGGTCCAGCTTGCCTGGATCAAAGAGGTAACCCCCGGCGTCACCCCGCCGGGCGACTGGCACACGCTCACCCGTATCAGCAACGGGGTGACACCGACCTACAACTCTGAGGCCAACAACGAGATCGGTGCCGACCGTATGGCCCAGGGTACCGCCATGACCACCGTCGACGTTGGCGGTGACATCGAGAGCAAATGGCGCTACGGGGCGCTGGATGAGTTCATGGCCTCCTGCTTCGGCAAGAACTGGGTCGCGAACGTCCTGACCATGGGTAACGACCGCATCTCCTTCTCCCTGGCCACCTATGCCGCGGATATCGGCGTCGCCGGTATCGCCCGTGGCGCCCAGGTTGCGACGATGGCGTTCGACTTCCCGGGCGACAACGAGATCACCGTCACCACCACGTTCGCTGCCACCAGTTGGAGCGATAAGGCCGATGACACCTCGTTCATCGTCAACGCCCAGCCGGAGCCGGCGCAGCGCCGCTACTCGTTCAAGGACATCAGCGGCCTGAAGCTCAACGACCAGCAGGTGGGAGAGGGCAATGCCTGCGTCGACAGCTTCAACCTGCAGTTCGACAACGCGGTACAGACCCAGCGCTGTATCGGCAACGGCAACCCGTTCCCGGGCAACATCATCCCCACGACTTTCACGCCGTCGGGATCGATCACGATCAGTTGGTCGAAGATGGCCTATCAGCTCTGGAAGGCACAGCAGACCGGTGACGCCATCAGCTTGGAGTTCACCGTCAGCAATGCCGACGGCGGCTATCGCATCAGCCTCCCGGAGATGGAGGTCAACGGGTCCTGGCCGGATGCCAGCGCCGAGGAAATCGTCCAGGTCGAACTGAACTACACCGCGCGCCGTATCCCGCCGACCATCACCCGCCTGCCGGCGCCGATCGTGATTGCAAGTGTCACCGTCACGCCGGATACCGCCTCGGTCGCCGCCGGTGAAACCGTAGACCTGGAAGCCGAGGTTCTACCGGCCGGCGCCAGCCAGACCGTCACCTGGTCCACCTCCGATGCAGCGATCGCCACCGTGAACGACACCGGCCTGGTCACCGGCGTGGCCGTAGGCACCGCAACGATCACCGCTACCAGCACCGCGGACCCGACCAAGACCGATACCTGCGCGATCACCGTAACCGCGTAACCCCTTGCCTGGCGCGCCCTGCGGTGCGCGCTGGGCCTTTTTACCGCAGAGGAACACATGGCCATCACCCTGAAGAAAAAGCCCGAAATCGATCTGTATGGCACCCGCTGGCTGCATCTCAAACTGGACGAACAGGGGCATCTGTCGCCTTGCGGCGTAGAAGCGGAGGCCGACCTTTCGCTGTTGGTGGCGTCGACTGGCGATCCGCTTTTCCAATCCCACCACGCGATGATCAACCGCCACATGCAGGCGATCGATGCTCAGGCCGGCGTCGGAACCAGCCAGTTCAGCCCGCTGACTCTGGCCGATGTTCAGTTCGACAATATCGACGACCTGCTGATTGGCCTGGTGGCCAGGCACATCATCAAGGACTGGAAGGGTGTGCAGGACGAGGCGGCGCCCGGTGTGCCCGCCGACTACACGCCGGAGCGCGGCCAGGCGCTGATGCGCCAACACCCCGATGCCTACTGGCTTGCGCTCAAGACCGGCACCGACATCGCGGTTCGCGCGGATCTGCGTACCCAGGAGACCGTGGGAAAGTCCTGAGCGCGTATCGCTGGGCTCGGGACTGGGCGGGGCCCGACAACGAGAAGAAGCGATGGAAGCATGAACGGTTCGGGCTCCCGGTCCCTGCGGAGCCCACCATAGACGCCGTCTGCGCCGAGGTGCTCGAGGCCTACCACCGGATCAGCAGGGGCCGGCAGTTCATCGGCATGATCGGCGCGCCGGCCCCGCTTTCTCACCGCGATATCGACGCCTACCTCCTGCGTTACCCCACCGCCATCCCCATCGCCGAGTTCGAGGCGGCGGTCCTCGCGCTCGACGACGAGTACCGCGTCCAGTGGGCCGCGGCGCAATCAGAACCTGCTGAACAAGAACCCGGAGACCGCCATGGCGGAAGAAAGTCGCCTATCAATAATCATCGACTCCAGGGGCGCTGAGAAGAACGCGACCAGTCTTAGCGACGCGCTGGACCGGGTGGAGCGCAGCGGGGACGAAGCCGCCGGCAGCACCTCCCGCCTCAGTGAGGTGACTGTCCGCCTCGGCTCGAACATGAGCAAGGCTGCGGCCGCTACGGTTGCGTCGCTATCGCGCATCGAGCGCGCGACGGAGTCGACCAGTTCGCAGATGACGGCGCTTGTCTCCCGCGCTGTCGCCCTGGAAAACGCGATGTCGTCGGTGGGCCAGGGTATCGGTCGGCTCGACACCGGCATCACCCAGTCGAACGCGCAACTTGGGCAGTTGAACACCCAGATGTCGCATCTGGTGTCGACGTTCAGCACGTTTTCCCATGGGCAGAGCGCGATCAACGCGCAGTTGTCGCGCATCGCTGCGAACATGTCGCGGGCAGCGGACGAGACCCAGATCCTGGACCAGTCCACCAGCCGTGCGGGCCGCGGCGCGCGCGAAGCCGCGAGTGACCTCGACGCAGAACGCGCCGGCCTGGCGCGCCTGCTGGGGCAGATCAATCCCACTGTCGCGGCGCTCGACCGCCTCGACGACATGCAGCAACGGCTCACTCGCTACAAGAACTTGCGCCTGGTCGATGCTGAGACGGTGGCGGAGTACACCGAGCGGCTGAAGGCAATGCGCAATGCCCTGGGCGACGCCGAGGGCGGCATGAACCGCACTGGGATGTCGGCCAAAGCGCTGTCGGCGAACATGCGGATGCTGCCGGCTCAGATCACGGACATCGTTGTCGGCCTGTCCTCTGGTCAGGCCCCCTTGACCGTGCTGCTTCAGCAGGGCGGCCAACTCAAGGACATGTTCGGTGGAATTGGGCCGGCTGCGCGCGCCGTCGGGGGCTACATCGCCGGCCTGGTAAATCCCTACACCATCGCCGCCGCCGCCGCTGGCGTGCTGGCGTTGGCTTTCTACCAGGGCTCGGTGGAGTCGTCGCGCCTGACCAACGCCCTGGTCAAGAACGGCAACGCCGCCGGAACCACCGCCGGGCAACTCTCGGTCTTCGCGCAGCAGGTCGGGGCTGGGAACGCGACAGTAGCGCAGGCAGCCAGCGCGCTGACGCAACTGGCCGGCGCCGGCAACCAACTGACCATCCTCTACCCGAAGATCGCCGCGGCGGCGATCAGTTGGTCGAAGGTCACCGACCAGTCTGTCGAGGAGGTGGTCGACAGCTTCAATGACCTGGCCAAGAACCCAGTCGATGCGGTGAAGAAGCTCGACGACCAGCTCAACTTCCTGACCGCGAGCCAGTACGCGAACATCCAGTCGCTGCAGGAGCAGGGGCGCACAATGGATGCTGCTCGACTTGCGACCGAGGCATACGCCAACGCGCTGGCCAGTCGCTCCACGGAGATGGAGCAGAACCTGGGGGTGGTAGAGAAGGCTTGGAACGGACTGAAGAGTGCCGCGAAGTCAGCATGGGATGCCATGCTCGACATAGGCCGTACCGAGTCGCCGGAACAGCAACTGCAGAAGGTCTACAAGCAGATCGAGAATGCCCAGAAGGGCATTGGGCGAGGTGGCCGGGCCGCGTTTGGCCTGGGGATCAGCCAGCCCAGTCTCGATGCGCTATATAAGCGCGCCGCTGACCTTCAGGCGAAGATCGCCGCCGACGGCGCGAAGAACCTGGAGCAGGCAACGAACAACGCGATCCAGGCGGCCGGAAAGAAAGGCATCGATACGATCAACACGACGTTCGCCGCCGCGCAGACGCAGACCGAGAAGCTCCAGAAGCAACTGGTAGAACTCGACAAGGCTCGAAAGGCCGCCATGGAGGCGGGCGGATTCACAGCCGAGGAGGAGACCAAGTTCGCGGTCGCACGCAAGAACATCGAGCAGCAGATCGCCGACATCAAGGCGCGTGAGGCGAAGAAGAGCGCGCCGAAGACCCGCGGCCAGAATGTCGGCGTGCGTGAGGCTGACAATACCGCCTCCCGCTTGCTGGCCCAGTACGACCCGGCCGGCCAGGCTGTGCGCACCCTGACCAAGGAGCAGCAGCAACTCGACCTCGCTTGGCGCAAGGGCAAAATCACGCTCGACGAGTACGGCAAGGCCCTGGCGCAGGCCTCGCTGAACTACGCCGCGGCGATCAAGGGCGCCCAAGGGCTCACCGCAGCCGAGCAGTACCAAGCGCAGATGGAGCGGCAACTCTCGATTCAGCGCCAGCAGTACGCCGCCCAAGCCGCGGCGGTTGGCATGGGCGGAAAGGAGGCCGAACGGTACCAGCAGCGCCTCCAACTGGAGCAGCAGACCAACGACCGAGTCCTCCAGTTGCGGACCGAGTTGGCCCAGGCCACAACCGAGAAGCAGCGGCAGGAGCTTCAGGCACAGATCGACTTGACCAACGAGTATCTGCCACAGCAGGTCGCTGCGATGGAAGCGGGCTGGGCCCAGATGGACGCGGCCATGGCCAACCCCATCAACGGCTGGACCGCTGCGGTGCAGAACTTCGGCGCGCAAGCCGCCAATGTCGCGGGGCAGACGCAGAGCATTTGGACCAACGCATTCGACACGATGACGAACGGGGTCACTGACCAGTTCATGAGCCTGGACCTTTCCCTGAGGTCCATTGGTGATCTGAGCAAGGAAGTACTTCGGAACGTCCTAGCTGGCTTCGTCAAAATGGGCGTCCAGATGGCTGCTAACGCGGTCCTGAGCAGTACGATCCAGGCCGCCCAAACGACCCAGGCCGCAGCATCAGGGGCCGCTATTGCATCGGCGTATGCGCCTGCGGCCGCAACTGCATCTATCGCCTCTTTTGGCGGTGCCGCTGTTGCTGGCCTGGCGGCTATGACTGCTGCCATCCCGCAGATGCTGTCTCTTGTCGGATTCGCGAACGGTGGCTATGTGACGGGCCCAGGAACGGGGCGCTCTGACAGCATTCCGGCAATGCTCAGCAACGGCGAGTTCGTGGTGAATGCCGAGGCGACCAGGCGGAATCGGTCATTGCTCGAGGCGATCAACTCCAACGACCGGATTCCGAGCGGCAGCGCTGCGTCGAGCTCGTCCAGCGGTGCCACCGCTTCGGCTGGTCTCGCGCCAGAGGTCAACATCTTCAACGCGCCGCCCGGCACCCAGGCAAACGTCAGGATGGAGAACGCCCAGTGGGTGCTCGACGTCGTGTGCGGGAGCATGGAAGGCGATGGCCAGGTACACCAGGTCATGGCTGGTAAATATGGCGTTACCACGGTGGGACGGTAATGAGTGACGACATCATCAAATATCCGGCGCAACTGCCGCACCCGCTGCAACAGGGTTACGCCTTCGAGACGACGAACCCGAAGCTGTCTACCCCGATGGCTTCGGGCTACGTTCGAGAACGCCGGCGAACCCAGAGCGTACCCACCAGGGCGAAAGTCACCTGGAACATGGATAGCCAGCAGGCCGCCTTCTTCGAGGCGTGGTTCGCCCGTATCCTGGTGGACGGAACGAAGTGGTTCGAAGCGATGCTGCAGACGCCGCTTGGCTTCCTGCCGTACACCTGCCGGATTCTCGGGATGTACGAGGGCGCCGAACTGGTCCAGGTCAGGCGCTGGGAGTACAGCGCGACGCTCGAACTGCGCGAACGCCCCCTGATGCCGCCAGGCTGGGAGGAGTTCCCGGACTACTGGTTCAACATGAACATCCTGGATCTCGGGATGAACCGCGATGGCCACTGGCCGGAGGCATGAGATGGACCCACTCGAAGTTGCCTTCGCTTCGCCGGCCGACGAGGTGCTGATTCCAACCCTGGAGATCACCTGTGATGCCTGGCCGGCCCCGGTATTGCTGACGCACGGCTACGACAATGTCACCGCCGGCACCGAGGATGGCCGAACTCTGACATTCGAGGCCGGAGGGATCGATGCCTCGTTGCCGAAGTCGGACAACACCGGGAACCAGACGATCACCTTTGCCATCGACGGCGTGACCGGAAAATCCCAGAACCTGATCCAACAGGCCGTCGATGCAGAGAAGCGGGTTCGGCTGACCATGCGACTCTACCTCAGCACGGACCTCTCCAGGCCGAAGCGCGACTACCACATGACCGTCAAGAGCGGCGTGCTGGAGGTCGATCATGCCGAAATTCAGGCCGGCTACTTCGACCTGATTGGCACCCGCTGGCCCCGCGTCGACTTCAACTCCCAGAACGCACCCTGCATCAAGTACGAAGGCTGATCCATGCTCGATCGATATCTCGCCGCCGTCTACGAGGACGGCGGGCGCGAGCTGCCGCGCGTCGATTGCTGGGGACTCACCCGGCTGGCGCGTCATGAGCTCTACGGCATGCCCATGCTCTCCAGCTTCGGGGAGGTGAGACATACCAGCCCGCACCATTTCCAGCGCGCCTACCAGCGCCAGGTCCAGGCCGCCCTGGAAGAGTGCGAGCCGTTCGCCGGCGCCATCGCTGCCGGCATGGATGGGGCGGTCTGCGTCCACGTCGCCCTGGTCGTGGCCAGGGAAGGGCGGCTGCAAGTACTCGAAATCAATCCAGGGTCCGGCGCCCGCCTGGTGCGCCTGCAGGACTTCCTCGAAAACTTCACCCGGGTGATCTTCTACCGTGATCGAATTCTTCGCGAACAAGCTGGATCCTGAGCCGCTGCGCCAGTACCCCGTCCGCGCGCGGATGCCAATCGACACCTGGTTGCGTGGGAACGTGGCGAGCTATCGTCGCAATCGGCGCCGCATCCGCCGGGGTGAGTTGAACCCGGTAAGCATCTCGGTCAACGGTCGGCTCGTCCACTTCAGCCGCTGGCGCGTGACCGAGATCGGACCCGACGACGAGGTCCACATCTGGAAAGAGCCGAAGGGCATCGATCCGATCTCGATCACAATCGCCGCGATCAAGAGCGCCCAGGCGCTGTTTCGGTTGTTCATGCCTCGGATCAAGATGCCGAGCACCCAGAACCCGCGCCAAGGCGACCCGCTGGAGAGCGCGCGGACCAAGGCGAACCAGGTCCGCTACGGCGACATCGTCCGGGAGGCGTTTGGCCGGAACAAGATCTACCCCGACTACATCGTCCCGCAATGCCGGCGTTTCCCCAGCGAGCGGACGGAGTGGGTCCAGATGCTGCTGGCGGTCGGGATCGGCGACTACGAGATCCACGCCAGCGACATCATGATCGGCGACACCCCGATCATCTCGCTCGGCAATAACGCCCGCTACCACGTCTACCGGCCGGGTGAGAGCGTGGCCGGCGACCCGGCTGCGGAGTGGTGGCACTCGGTTGCCGAGGTCGGCGCCACGGCGACGGGCACCGCGGGGATCGACCTCCGGACTACCACCACGGTCGACCAGTCTGCAAATGCCCAGGCGTACCAGTTCGACGGCGACCTGGTCACCGTTCCCGTCGGGGCCGGCCAGTTCCCCACTGGCTGGGCTGCCGGGATGATCGTCCGCGTCGAAGTGATGTACCAGTACAACGTCACCGCAGGCACCGGAGTGGGCGGTCGAGACACAATCTCCGGCCCGCTCGCCCAGCTCGGCGCGTTCCCAGGCATGGTTATCGAGGTCACCGGGGCGAACGAAGGCATCTACGTCGTCAACAGCTACACCGCGCCGGCAGGGTCTACGCCAGCGTCGATGACGCTCAATACCACCAGCGGTGCCCCCGTTTCTGGGTTGCAGTACGGCACGGGCTGGGCGTGTATTGGCTACCGCGGGCTCCGGTACCGGATCACCGCTGCGAGCTCCAGCCAATTGGCGCTGGACCGGTTGACCGATACCGGCTCCGACGACACTGCCTGGCCTGGATTCGACTACATCGAGAGCAACTCGGCGGTCCTGAAACTGGACGGCTCCACGCTGGAGGGAGACTGGGCCGGCCCGTTCGCAGGGAACCCGGAGGCTGAGAAAGCCACCGCGATCGAGTTCGACTACATGTTCCCGCAAGGCCTCGGAGGGGTGGACAAGAAAGGGAGACTCTTCAACTGGCAGGTCGAGATCGAACTGCAGTGGCGCGACATGGCCCTGGCCGGCGCATGGACCTCGTACCGAGAGACCATCAGCCGGGCGACTCTGGACCAGATCGCATTCACGCGCCGGATCAACCTGCCGTATGCAATGCGCCCTGAGGTTAGGATGCGTCGGATCGGTGCGAAATCGACCGAGACCACCATCCAGGACACCGTGCAGTGGTACGGCCTACGGGCCAGGCTAGCGAGCCCGTCGTCGTACCCCGGAATGACCGTCATTTCAGTGGCGGTCGCCGGCGGCGGCCGCTTGGGTGCGCAGTCCGAGAATCGGGTCTCGGTGATCGGTACCCGGATACTCCCGACGCGCGAGAACGGCGCGTGGACGGAGCCGCGGCCTGTCCGGGATCTGGTGGCGCCGTTCTGCTACGTCGCGAAGTCCGTCGGCTACGAGGATGCAGACCTCGACCTGGTCGAGATCGATGCACTGGCCGATATCTGGGCGCAGCGAGGCGACACGTTCGATCACCAGTACGAGTCGACGTCGACGGTGAAGGAAGTGCTGGGCGACATCCTCGCCGCGGGATTCTCTGAACTGACCATTGGGCGCGGGCGGCTGCGTCCGGTTCGCGATGGGCTGCGCGAGGGTGTCGATCATCTCTACACCACGCCGGCGGCGAATGGCGAGGTCTGGGCCTACTCGGCGCAGAACATGAAGGGGTCGCTGTCCAGAACCTTTAGCACGCCAACTCCAGACGACAACGACGGTGTCGACGTCGAGCACATCGACGGCCGCACGTTCCAGAAACAGACAGTCAAGTGCCGGCTGCCTGGCCAGTTGGGGTTGAAGCCCGAGAAGGTTAGCGCGGTCGGGGTGAGCGACGTCAACAAGGCGTATCAGAAGGGCATGCGCCGAGCTGCAGAGCAGCGCTACCGGCGGTGGAACTACTCGTTCGAGACGGAGCTCGACGCGAACAACAGCGGCTATCTCAGCCTGGCCGCTGTGTCCGACGACACGCCAGGGAGCGGGCAGAGTGCATTCCTGAAATCGCTCAAGCCCCAAGGCACCGGCTTCGTACTGGAGAGCAGCGAGCCGCTGGACTGGGCCTCAATGGCGATGGCGAGGGTCGCCCTGCGCAAGCCGGATGGTCGCGTAGACGGCCCCTGGAGGGCATCGAGAATTGACGAATACCGCATGTGGGTACCCTCACTTGGTTTCGTCCCCGATCTCTCCTGGACCCGTGAACCGCCGCATCTCCTGTTCGGCCGCATCCACCCGGTGCTGATCACCGGCGTGGACCCGAAGGGCCTCGAGAGCTGCTCCGTCCGCGGCGTGAACTACGACGAGCGGCTCTACATCAACGACAGCGCCACCGCGCCGCCTGAGGCGGTCTGACCGCCAACACACCATCCCCATGAAGAACCCCGCCCAGTGCGGGGTTTTTGCTTTCTAGGAGCAACCATGCCCTTCCGATACAACACCATGAATGCGGTTGAGCCGGATGGATCGTCCGACTTCCGTGATGCCCACGACAACACCGGCAACCTTGACCTCGCGATGAACGGGGCGGCACTTGCATGGACGGACCGTCTCGG